TGATTCCTTTTTACAGAAACTCTCTCTCTCGGAGATGGTTTCTCTCGATGCCCTTCTCTCAGCAATTATTATGAAAGCAATCAACCTCGATTCTTATCTCCAAAAAACATTTACTGAACAGATCTCTATTGATTCTCTTCTGTCCAAGCTTGGATTAACAGAAAACGCATCAATCGATTCACTCTTATCAAAAATAATTTCTCAGGAAATCTCTCTTGATGCCATTCTTATTCCAGGAGTAACCGAACGATTTAAGATACTTGTCATTGATGCATTTTTACAAAGTGCGGGATTAACCAGAATCTCTTCAATCGATGCTCTTCTTCAAAAACTCTCTCTTTCAAAGTCGGCCTCGATGGATGCCTTAATTTCAGGGCTTAGATCCGTCAGCATGAGTTTGGATTCCTATCTTCGGAAGGAAGGATTCTCCGTCACCCTGCTTGATGCAATCTTATTGCCAGCAGAGATATTGAGGAATATCTTCCTTGACGCCTTGCTTACAATTTCCAAAAGCGGCGTCTTATCTTTAGATGCAATTCTGATAATACCTTATAATACTCTGAAGATTTTCAGGATGTCGCCAATAAAGAGAATTTTTAACGTGTTGGGGAAGGAAAGGATTGTAGAGGCAAGCAGGAAGGAAAGGGTTTTTGACTCTTCTAAAAATACGAGAGTATTCGAATCTCACAAAAGGAAGCGAAGTTTTGACAAGGAGGATTGCTGATGAGTCAGATGTCCGTTAATGTGAAGCAGCCCGGAGAAAAACTCCATCTCGCCGTGGATTTCACCAAGGGATTGGCAACGGGAGATACGGTTACATCCACCTATGACATTGACGTATACGATCCTCTCGGGGCAGACAAAACGAGCACCATTCTTTCAAACGGGACAAAACAACTTTCTGGTAATGTCTTGTCTGGTTTGTTTGTGGGAGGAACCAATGGGTATCGATACAAAATACATTTTTCCATGACCACAAACAATGGAGAACTGCTTGAGGAGGATATATATCTTCTCATTTGCGAGGGTCTTGCCATACAACTGATGCCGGATGTCAAGCTTGCTCTTGCTCCTGAGATGGCTACCGGGGATTTTGATGCGCTTTTGTATGGGTTGATCGAGGGCGTGATATCTGATGCGGAGGATGAGATCGGGGCGAAGATTCAGCCCGTAACCGATGAGATTGTATACCTGGATGGTGGAAAAAACACTCTCTATCTTCCTCACTTGAACATATCAAATGTGTCGGTCTGGCAGGATTCTAATAAAGAATTTGAGGATGAGGGTCTTCTTGATCCAGACTATTATACTGTCTATTTAGAGAGGGGGAAGATTAAGAGAAATTCGGCATCCAAATTTTTATCAGGCAATCAGGTCATAAAGGTAAAGTACGATGGCGGATATTCGATTTTGACCATACCACCGAATCTGAAGCAACGGGGACTTGTGAAGCAGATCGCCTATGAATTTAGAAGGCGAAAGGACATTGGTCTTTCATCAGTGACCTATCCTGATGGCTCAATCAGCAAATTCAGCATCACGGAATGGCTGCCAGACGTTTTGAGTGTGCTCGGAAAATTTAAGAGGATATTTCTATAATGGCAAAACAGATCGAAGGCATCGAACAGGTAAATAGGGCTCTTGAGAATGTACCTAAGATACTCATTAAAAATGTAAAGGAGATAATAAGACTGCGCTCTATCGAGATGCAGAGCTATATAAGAACCGAGCATCTTACTGGTGGGACAAGTGACACCCGGCTCAGGGTTAGAAGTGGGAGGCTAAGGGGGTCTGTCATTCCATTGAAAGTCGAGGTAAGAAATGATTCCGTCGATGGAGGGGTTTCGATAGGGACAAAATATGGGAGACCACATTTTGGGCCTAAAGGAGAAAAATTTATAATCAGGGGAAAGAAGGGATGGCTGACAATCCCTATCGATAAGGCACATGGCGGAGTCTTTGATGAGGGATATGGGGGGCCGTTTCCATCAACGACAAAAGCTGGGGTAGGCAGGGGATCGGCCATGTTTGGTCCATGGGGAAATACATTTATCAAGAAAACGGACAAGGGGAATTTGATCATATTTGGGCAAATGAAATCTTATTCCAGGGTAAAGGTCGGCGGGACTGCGGTAAAGGGACTTTCTATTATGAAGCTTGGAAAAAAAATTGTGCCATTATTCTTATTAAGAAAACAGGTTTCTATCCCAGCCCGTGTGGATCCAAAAACAATCTTAAATTGGATAGCTCCTAAACTGATTCAGGATTTGAAAGGGGAAGGAATAAAGGTGCCAAAATGACTCTTGATAAGCCGGTAAAAGCATATCTTATGAGTGCGATCAAGACTGTAATAGAGGGGATTTCACAGATCGCACAGGTAAAGTATGGTGAGGACATTCCTACAGATCAGGATACGGCGTCTTATCCATTTGCATCGTTCTATGATGATCCTGAGAAGAAGGTGAGGAGAAACAGAATTGGAATCAAGTCTTTTGATCTGGGTATAGTAACATTTGTTAAAAAAGGAGTTTCAACCATCGATGAACAGATGGACTTGATAGATGCTGAATTAGAAATAGCTCTTGACAGAGATAAAAATGCTGATTTGAAAAAATATAGCATGAGCATAGAGCCTGAAAGCTCAAGTAAAATGACCTCGGATGATCAGGAAACAGGAATACTCCATTCTACGTTCAAAGTTGAATATGGGCACACATGGAAGAACGCTTATGAATTACCAGGTAATTGAGAAAGGGGGAATGTGGATCAAAACAGATAATTAGCGTGAGCTAAAGATATCCCTGACGGTTGGCCACCAGAAGGGAGAAAACCCAACATTCAAATAAAGAAGGTCGCTTGCTGTGCACAGCGGTAAACGGCCTTTTTTGTTGGGCAAATCAAAGGCCAAAAAAAACTAAATAAGGAGGGAAAGCAAAATGGATGAGGCACACAATGTAGCATTATATTTTCGCGGGACAGGGGTTTTAAGCTTTGACAGGTTCGATGAAGATGATCTGCCGACGGGCCTCCGGGACTTAGGGAATGCCATGGTCTTCACTCTTGGAGTTCCTATTGAGAAGAAGGAGCACAAGGAATACCGAAGCGCCACGCCCACGACGGACCTTGAGATCACGGCATCGAAGAAGCTCACGGGCAAGTTCACTCTCGATGAGTATGATGTCGAGAACTTGCGATTGTTTTTGTTTGCCAACACGGGGACATTCGCTATTGCTCCTCTGACATCAGGGGACATCAGGGGACAGCTCGATTTTGTGGGGGCCAATGACCAGGGGATAAAGTTTCACGTGCAACTCTGGATCATCAAGTTGTTTCCATCCGGAGATCTGGGAATGATCAGTGATGATTACGGTCAGATCCCGTTTGAGTTCACGGTCGAAGCCGATACGGTGGGGCATGCTAATTCTCCGTATGGCCTGATCACACCGATCGGGGAGTCATAAAATTATGGTAGAAGAGACGGTTAAAAAAACAGACGCAGAGGTGTTGTTTCCCGGCAAGGAGGTCTATGGCTTCATGATTAAGCCATGGACCTATGATCAGTTTGTATTAGTGTTCCCATTGCTTGTCAGGCTCGGACTCGTTCTGAAAGAAAACGGAATTAGCTTAGACCAGTTGGATCATCTCGGTGATGGTGATACGGGGAAGATCATTTCATTGATAGAAAATCTGGTCCCGTTTATCCCGGTCAAGGAGATCGTTTCAAAGACCGTTGGCGAATCATTGAATGGTGTTGGCGTCTGGGAGTTTGACAAGACGATAACGATCTTCCTTGTGATCATGATCGAGAATGCCAGGAGGATAAAAAACTTCTTTGGCCTCGGACTGGAAGCGATAAGGACATTGAAGATGGCCAGTTGATCGGGGCCTTCGAGTTTTTGATCAGCAGGGGGCACTCACTACGTGAGCTTAAAGGGTACTACACCATTGACCAGGTGTGGCAATTCTATGAGGAGGCGAAGGAAAACCTCAAGGCCGAACAGTTGCGAATTTCCATGGCAGTCCGTATCGGGTTCAATGCGAACAAGGGCCAATGGGCTCAGTACGTGAATGACATGAGCAAGAGGCCAAAGAGGAAAAGGCTCTTTAAAGTTGACTTCGAGAAGTTGAGGAAAATTCAGAGGAGGCTAACGAAACGTAATGGCTAATGAACAAACTATAGGTAAGCTTGTTATCCGTTTGTCAGCGGAGTTATCGGATCTCCGGATAATGATTGGAGAGGGAAACAGGCAGATCAAGTCATTCGCTGATACCACCAAAACCCAACTTGCATCGAGTGGCGGTGCAGTGGCTTCCCTAAAGAGTCACTGGGTTGCTATCTCCGGGGCAATATTATCAGCCTATGGAGCATATAAACAATTTACTTCAGTAATCAATGAGATCAAGGCTCTTGGTTCGGAGACTTACAAACTGCAAAAGGCAACTGGATTATCCGCAGAGGAAGCATCCGAACTTTTGGCTGTGGCCGACCAGATGGGAGTTAGCTACGAAGCCCTATCAAGAACGATAATTCTTCTGGCCCGTAGGATGGGAGGAGTAAGGGACATTGAAAATGATGTCATTGATGAGACGGGAAAAGCGGTTAATGTCTTCGAGAAATTTGGCATTGCGATAAAGGATAAGGTGACAGGGGCAGCCCTTCCGTTAGCTGAAGTTATGACACAGATAAGAGATAGGATTAGGGCTGCCGGGGATGAGAGTGAAAAGTTAAGGGTATTAGCCCAATTTACTCCCCGTGGTGCAGCCATGGAGATGATGTCATTTTTCACGTTGACAGAAGAAGGTTATCGGAAAATAGCCGAAGAGAGCAAAAAATATGGAATCATTTTGACGCAGACAAACGTAAATGCAGTCAGGCAATACATCATGGTACATAGAGATCTTGATGATGCCATCCAGGGTGTCAAACTTACATTGGGAAAAGAACTTCTTCCTGTCTTGACTCAATCCGCTCGGTCTTTGGGGGAAAATACCGCGGCAATAAATAGATTCGTGAATGAGAATAGGACATTACTTACCCTGCCGTGGGGTTTGTTAAAGGAAGCAAAAGATAACTTTGCCCTTATCGGCACAACTATCGCAATACTCGCAGCCCTGCGTTTCGGTCCAATAATTGTAGGTTGGGTCGGGGCATTGTTGACTATTCCAGCCGCAGCTGGCGGCGCATCAATAGCAATAGGTGTGTTAGCAACTGCACTTACATATCTTTTAGGTCTGAAGATTGGAGAGGACTTTGATAGGCTTATGTATTGGCTATCCGGGGGAAGAATTGATGTGTCTGGACTAAATGCCTTACGAGAAAGTGAAAAAAGTACCGCAGAAATGGCCAGTTTTCTGGCGGGCAGACAGGAGGAGGTAAATAAAAAGCTTGCCACCCTTGGTTTTATCGGTCCGACTGCCATGAAGGACTTCAATGATACAGTTAAATCTGGTCTGTTAATCTACGACCAAGCAACGGGCTCATGGAAGAAGATGGTCAAAGCAATGGGGGGATTAGATCCGAAACAGATCCAGGCCATCGACGAAATGAAAAAGAAGGTTGAGGAGCTTGCAATCAAATTGCAAGAGATGGTTGATCCGGCTGGGGCGGCCCAGCGTGCTATTGAGCTATTCTGGAATGAGGCAGTTAAGAAAACGGGGAAAACAGCCACTCCCGAAATGTTGGATCTTCTCAATAAACTGAAGATCAAGATGATCGAGGTTTCCGAAACTGAAGATTTCAAGAAATGGGCGGAAGAGACTGGAAAGGCCATGGATTCCTTCAGGGAGAAGACAGAATCGATGGCTATCGACCTAACGAAAGTAGTTGACCCGATTAAGGCGGCTGGCGATGAATTTAATTATGCGATCTACCAGTTGGTTAAGGGGATTAAGGTCGCCGGAATGGATATGTCTTCATGGAAGTGGGAGGATGTTCTCGGATACTGGATCAGTGATCCGTTACTCGGCGGCTTCATCAAGAATCTCAAAAATGCCTATGTGAATATTCAGGAGGCACAGGGAAAGCAGAAAATTCTTCAAACCGAAATACAGCGGTTAGAGTCGGAGAATGCGGAACAAACGCAGACAAATCTGACCATACTTGATGCCGCCTACGATCAAGCAGCTATCACGATGGAACAATACTTTTCCCAGAAGCGGGCAATTCTCCAGGAGTCTACACAGAGTTCAATAGAAATCCTTAAGAGTGAGCGAGCAGAGATTGAGAAATGGTCCGCCTCCAAGGAAAATACCGCGAAGCTGATGGAGAACGAAACCAAGATAAGGGCCATTCAGCAAGAGGCGCAGCGCCAGGGCATCCAGTTGAATTCGGATGAGACAAAAAACCTGAAAGAATTGGAAAAGAGCAAGGCAGATTGGGCATCCAAGCTCGCTGAGGCCAAGGGCGATTGGGAGGGGGTCTGGAGTGCTCAGATAAAATCACTGGAGGCGGACAGGCAAATAGCGCTTGCAACCAGAGGGGTTGATGATGAGACCAGAAAGCTAATCAATGACTATCATGATTTGAAAGATGCCGAGGCGGAGGCCTACAAGAATCTTGATTTCCTCAAGCTGGCCGAAGTCGGGATGAAGGAATTTGGCATGACCTCAAGAAGGGAATTGGCCGACACGTTCAAGAACTTCTTTCCCGACACCATCAAGTCCGTATCCTCTTCTTTGTGGCAGCCAATCACCGACGGCTTAAAGGGTGAACTTAAAACGGCCAAGGAATACTTCAAATCATTCTGTGATTCACTCATCGATATCTGGTCCAATGTCTTCAAGAAGATGGCGGAACAAAAGCTGACCGATCTGGTCACTCCAAAGGAGAAGGGCAAAGAGACTGGGGAAAATATCTTCAGCAAAATCGGTTTCTTTATCGGGTTAGGGAAAAAGAAAATAGAAACTGGGTCGGTCGCCGGTGCGGTTGCTACCGCGCCTGAGATTCCTTTCTCGCCTGATGAATTTGCACCGTTGACAGATACTTTCAAGGGACTGGATACCGAACTTAAGAAAAAACCAAGTGACATTGAGGGCATGACCGGAGCTCTTACCAATGCCGACATTTCCCTTGGCAGCATTACGGAGACATTTCTAAGTCTTGGAGATGATACGACTGAATTCTGTAGCAGCCTGTCATCCAATTTCGGGGATATGTTTGGGGAGATAGGGAGTGGCATGGGGGAGTTTGCTGGCATTCTCGGTGATGAATTCAGTGGATTGTTCGAAGAACTTGGGAGTTTTTCAACAGAAGGAGGCGGGGGAGAAGGGGCCGGATGGGTTGGTCTTATCGCAGATCTATTTTCGTTTTTCGATAAGGGTGGGCAAGTAACGACAGGTTCAGGGGCTAAAGACGACGTATCGGCACGGTTAACAAGGGGTGAGTATGTCCTTCAGAAGAAGGCTGTGGATTATTACGGTCCATCCGTGGCCCAAGCATTGAATGAGGGGCTTATCCCAAAGTCGGTATTTTTCAATGGTCCGTTCAGATCTCCGAGCAGTCCTGATTTTCTTTTCGCCACGGGCGGGCTTGTGAGTGGGGGAGGGATGGGCTCCGAAGGAGGCTCCAGGAGTAAGGTTGAGATCGATATAGACGTGTCCATGGACAAATATCTGATTGCAGATATTACGAAGAAGAGCAGGCTCACGGATGATGAGGTAGATATAATCGTTACCAAAAAATACAAGCGGGGTGGATATATCCGCGACACTCTGAAGGGAAAATGATATGGCCACAGCATACTTTCCAATACTTTTTCCACAGGCAAATGAGGGGTATTCCTCTGATTGGCCCTTCGATGAGGTCAGGTTTTTGAAAGGCTACGCCCAGGTAACGTCCCAAGACTACAACATTAGGCGGTGGGGCGCTCAGTTCATGCTCCTCGATACTTTCAAAACTGGAAGAATGAAGGCCTGGAGCATATCAACTCCATTTGAGGTCGGAGATTATGTGAGGCCTTCAGATGGTGGGAACTATGCTCATATGTGCGCCATTGCAGGGACAAGCGGTGGCAGTGAGCCAGATTGGGCTGAGACAGAGGAGCAGACGACAGCCGATGGGGGCGTGACATGGGTCTGTTTTCTCAATAACCAGATTACGGCAGTTATGAATTTCATTGATAGAAGAAAGGGAAGAGGTGGATCAAGCTTCTATGTCTGGATGCCGATTATATCGGTCTGGGTCCGATGCAGGTTCCCCGCCGATGGAGTCAAATTTACCCCTGTCGCATCAGGGGCATACAAGGCCGTATATGCTGAGATCGAATTTGAGGAGTTTCTCTAATGCCAGAGATTTCGGATGAACTTAAGATTGAAAAAAACAAGTTGGAGCAGCCCTTCCCCTGGATCGTGCTGGTCGAAATCGGGGCGGAGACACATGGGAATCTGCTCACACGATCAGAAGATTTTAGTAATGCCTCATGGTCGAAGACTCAGTGTTCCGTAACTGCCAACGATGCCCAAGCCCCTGATGAGAACACGACGGCGGATAAGATCACCACGTCGGGGGTAGCCGCAGAGATCACTCAGGATTACACAGTTTCAGATCCCGAATACAGGACATTCGTTTTTTCCGTATTTGCCAAATCAGGCACCCTCGATATTGAATCCTCAGATTTCTCACTCAAACTGAGGCGAGACAATAATACCGATGAGGTGGTGCTAACCGGAGATGACATCCCATGGGTCAGATTCGCTAACGGATGGTGTCTCGGCAGGGTGATTCACACCTTCTCATCATCAACGTCCGGGGACAATGTGAGGGTGATCATAGCGGCCACGGTGACAGGAAAAACATTTTATCTTTGGGGCGCTCAACTCGAAGAAAGATCAATCAAGGGAGTGGCAGATGCCACGCTTGCAAATTATCTTCTCAATGCTGCCGGGGGATTTTCAAAGCGATTCATCGGAAGCCGGGTATTGAACATCACGGACAATACGAGATCATCTGTGATCGAATACATTACATCTGGCAAGTTGAAACTCAATTCCGACATTTTTACGTCGGGTGAGGCATACTGTATTTACTATCCCGATGATGAAGTTGGCCTTTACGTTCCTACTACTACTGTAGCGGTTAGCACGTCCCTCTATCACGTCAGTAACTACGTCAGGCACATCAAATGGAACAATTTTTGTTTCACTCCTTATCCCGTGAACATCGGGAGCTTCAAAATCAGTTCCAGGGGGGAGGTACCAGTAGTTGATGTTGAGGTCTCAAATCTTAACAAACTTTTCAAGGGATTCATGAAGCGCAACCGGGGACTGGTGGGCCAACAGGGGAATCTCTATCTCATCCATAAAAGTCATCTTGAATATGCTGAAAATATGATGGTGTCAGAATGTTTTGAGATTGTTGGAAGCTCCAATTCCGCGACGGTTGCGGCCTTCCAGCTTTCTCTTGGGATAGATGCTTTCGGGGTCACGGGACCCCAGGGGAAGTTCAGTCACGAGAATTGCCCGGCCATGCCAATTGTTTCCCCTCATGTGTCAATGGGGGTCATATGATTGATGTAAATGAGTTTGTCAAGAAATATCTGGGTCAGAAAGTCGGTGCCGGAATATCCCCATGTTTCAGGTGGGTCAAGAAATTTTATCATGACGAATTTGGTATCAAAATCCCATATGACTATTTGGAGATGCTGAAGGATTTTAGAAGTATAGAGGAGGCCAGTTTTGGAGATATTGTTGTGATGAAAGCTCTGCATGATCTTGTTCCAGACCACCTTGGTATTTATTTAGAAAGAGGGGAGTTTGCCCATTGTGGAGCTGGTTGCAATTCGGATGAAGTTGTTATAGGATCCGTCACTGATTTTTTATGGAAGACAAAGATAATGGGTTATCTGAGGCATAAATCGAGATGATTACGCTAAAGGCTGCCATAGGAACTCATCAAGACGGGACACTTAAGTATGTAACGTTCAAGAAGGAGTTTGAACGTGGCAAGTCGCTATGCGATTATCTTCTTCCGGAATTTGAAAAGGTTGAGATCAACCGGGTCATTGTCGGGGGCCTCTCCATTCCTCCGCGCTCCATCGATGATCTTGTCAAAGGAAACCCTCCCTTATTTTTCAAAGGCGTAATCCCATATGATATGGAAGAGTACATCATTGTTCCTGCGATAAGAATTGAAGTCGGAGCATTGTCTATTTGGGGTATTACCATTGCTGGGACGATGTATGGATTAACGACGACTGGTTGGCTTCTGGTCGCAATGATAGTTTTGTCTTTGGTTAGTTACATCCTCACACCTAAGCCTAATAAACCAACACAGGGAGGAAATTATACTGCTCCGACATCCGCCGGATGGAATGGAATACAGAATACCTATGGACCAGGAAAGACCATTCCAGTCATTTTTGGTGAGCATCGTGCGGGTGTCCACGTTGCATATTACAAAATTGAAATGGAGTACATGACCAATGCAAAAAAGAAAATCGACCTTTCCAGGACGCGCTCTTACGTCAAGATGATCGGCATTTTTGGCCGTGGTGAGATCAATGCAATTTCCTCATTGGAGATTAACAATGAGCCGATTAACAATTTCGGGGATGAGGTTAAATATACTCTCAGATACGGGGCTGCTGGGCAAACCGCCGTCCCCGGATTCGATGAAGTGGGGGTCTCGATCACGGCAGATACAGAAATTACGAGCACGCCCGCATCTTACACTACAACAGAGGGTACGGAAATCACCGCTGCGGAACTTCTTTTCGTTGCTCCTGGAGGGGTTGGAAAATTTAGTGAAGGGGCTATATATCCATTTAATTTACAGTACACAGTCACTTATCAGAGGATAGACATTCCCAATCAGCCGGTTGTGGATATGGGGACTTTAGAGGCTACGGGACAGTCAACTGGGGTTTGCAGATGGAAGGTGAGAATAGACGATCTGACACCCGGAAGATACACATTTACGGTCACATATATTGGACCTGCATTCAATATTAATAGATTCGGGAAGTTTCGCCTGAGTTCCGTAACCGAAACCACAGAAACAGAGCCATGCGCATATGATGGTCTTGCTTATGTGGCCTTGGAGGCATTGGCAACGGAACATCTAAACGACCAGCCACCCACGGTAACTGGCCAGATTCAGGGTGTGAAGATTCCTGTTCTAGTCGATGATGAATGGGTGACGCAGTGGAGTAATAATAACTTCTTTATCGCCCGCGAAGTCATGCTGAACGATACATGGGGATTCGGTGCATGGATTCAGGAAGCTGCGATTGATGATGATACTCTGGAAATATGCGCAGCAGAGTGTGATGAACAGATCAATGGAGAGAATCGTCACACTTTCAACCTGATATGGGACCAGGAAAAGGAGATGATGCCATTCGTCAATGAGATTTTATTCTCTGCTAAAGGGAAATGCCTCAAGTATGCAGGCAAATGGCGTTTCATCAGGCGAACACAGAAAAACCCGGTGCAGCTTTTCACTGCTGGAAATGTGGTGAGTTCAAGAATCGAGTATGTTGATGAGCTTACGCAGCAGAACGCTCTTGATGTCACATATCTGTCGGCAGTGAAAAAATATACCCCCGTATCATTCAGGCAGAGTCTTGAAATTATTCCGGTCAAGCCAAAAGATCAGACGTGCTATGGAGTCACGATTGGAAACGAGGCGGCAAGGCTGGCCGAATTTGTACTCAATATATCGAAGTATGTGACCGAGTTTCTTCACCTTGAGGTTTCCATTGGCGGGGTTGCTTGCTGGCCAGGAAACCCGATCCTCTTCTCCGATGTAGTGCAGGGGGCAAGTCTTGCCGATGGAAGATTGTCTCAGGATTCTGCAAATGTTTCTGAAGTCTATCTCGATGAGAGTATTGAGATAGAAAGCGGAAAGACATATGGGGTGACAATGACTTTCAGTGGAGGAGAAAATCCAGATGTGATTGAAACGAGGATTGTCTCCAATTCACCCGGGACTACTAATCATCTAACAGTGACTTCTCCGTTCTCACAGATTCCATTGCAAAATGATGTCTATGCATTTGGAGAGACTGATTTTGTGACAAAGAAATATTGGATCGATGATTTTGAGAGGAGCGGGGATCTCAAAATCAAACTGGTCTGCTCAGAGGACAATGATCATCTCTATGAGGAAACCGCGACTGCCCCTGCGGAACTTGGGGATCCAATCACAAATTACAACGCCCCAACCGGCCCAATTCCAAACCTGAATGTGAGGGAAGAAACAAAGGTAGGTCTCGACGGAATGTGGTCTACAAACCTAAATATTTATTGGCCTATCCCAACGGTCAGCCCATCAGTCGGAATATACAGAGGAGCCAATCTCTATTATGATAGCCCGGAAGTAACCATGATTCTTGCCACATTTGAGGAGGATGAGACATGGACTGGCGGTGAGGCAAACACTGAATTAATGGAATACAGAGAGAAGGAGGGCACGCAATCAAGAAAAATAACCTCTTATGGATCGTGGGAATATTCCGAGATGGAAGTTTCCCATGATCTTTCCGACATCATTAACTTCGCAATGTGGTTTTATATTTTCTCTCTCGATTATTGCGCCTCATCTGGGGGTACTGCGAGGATGGAATTCTTTACTTCAACAAACAACTATTACTACTTGGATTGGGAGAAATCTGATCTTAATGATGGATGGAATTTGTTATTTACCCCGAGACTTGATGACGATGGTGGGGATACAATTTTTACAAAGGTTGGGAATCCGTCTTGGGCGAATATAACAAAATTGAAGGTCGCATTCAAAAGTTTGCCCGCTGGGGCGGGGAAGAAAGCCTCTTTTGATACCTGGAAATGCCTTGCTGCGGTAAACTGGAAATTTTTGACCTATGTTGATGGCAATACCTACTACTGGCCCAATGCACCAGAAAATACATTCCTGATCCTGAAGGCCCAACCCATCAACACGGTAGGAATTGAGCAGACCGAAACCCCTGCCTATGCCATGATACAGACGAAGGGGAAGACAGACTATCCCCAGAAGATTTTGTTTAAGGATGCCTCATGTACTTTCACAAGGGATAAGCCTTATTTTGAATGGGGATACTCTCTTTTGGGCGCAGTCGCAGATGATGGCGGAATCCAGACGGATGAAACCGATGAATCGATGGATGACGCCGATAATGATATGACTTTACTTCCTGCACTTCCGGCAGTGAACGATGCTTACTATTTCATCTTTCCATCTCCCAATGCTGGGAAAATGTGGATTGATATCGGGACGGCGGGAGTTGGGACGTGGACGATTACATGGGAATACTATAATGGGGAAAGTTGGGTCAATGCTTTTACATATATAACGGATGGGACAAACGGGTTCAAAAATTCCGGTGTTAGGCAGATTTCGGTTAATAATGCTCCTGATGATTGGGCAATTAATACAATAGATGGGATAACTGGCTGGCCTTTGCGGGCGAGAGTTTCCGCCTTCACGTCGATCACGACCCAGCCAAAGGGGAATCAGGTATGGACCACGTTTATTGAGGTGGATTTTTCTTATTATGAACTTCGTTACGATACAAATTGGGGAGAGATTTCTGAAAATCTTATCAGAACTATGAGAACTGCGCAATATGAGTGGAAAGATTTCCTCGATTGGGCCTTAGAACGGGGGTTGACCGAGGAGCAGAAGAGAAGCGTAACGGTCTATATCAAGGCCAGAGACACATTCGGAAATTATTCTTTATCCCATGACTCGATTACTGTTACCAATGTCGCACCGTCAATGGCCGGATTCGCGCCGACAGTGACTGGTATTATAAAGGGTCTTCAGGCCGATTGGTCCTTGTGGTCTGCACCGGATGATATCCTGAAATATAAGATCTATGCGTCAACAACGGTTCCATGTCCCATCGTGGACGGGAACCTGATTGATTCGGTAAGCTACAAGACTAAAAAATACACTATACCAAATCTTCCGATCGTGGAACATGACGTGAGAATAGTGCCCGTAGATTACATAGGGACAGGAACAGCGAGCAACTAAATGGCGACAGGAACACCATTAAGAGTTCTGACAGCCGATATTCAAGACCTTGCAATTACGAATGCGAAGATTGGACTTCTCGCTGTCGATACCGCCCAGATTGCCAATCTTGCAGTTACGGAGGGAAAGATTGGGAACCTCGCCGTAACCAATGCGAAGATAAACGACCTCAATGCCACAAAGATTACCGCTGGGGATATCGCTACAGCCAGGATTCAGGTAAATGCCGCCAATGCCGTGAATGCTGGGTCGGTTACAATTGAACCCGGAAAGATTCTTATTTCAGGATCTACTACTCTTTCGAACTGGCGGGATGGGTCGGACAACACAAAAATCAATGGTGGCATGCTGGCTACCAATTCCATCAGTGCCAATATTCTTGTCATCGGATCGAGAAATGTAAGTTTTCAGGGGCTTGAGATCAGTGCGAATTATCCGGCAGCCAACACTCTGTATTGGAGTGCGGGGATCATTTCTTATATCAAGGATGATGGAACTACAGCCGATGCAACCATAACCTCGGGCAATCAATTGTGGTCATCTGGAACCTTATATCTCTACTGGGTGAAGGATGCAACGGTATTTTCCACCACGACGACCAGGGCCACTGCTTTTAGTTCGAACAATCTCGTTCTTGCATCTTATCTCGGTGGGAATGATATGGTGGCCAATTACGGAAGGACGATCATTGACGGGTCTGACGTCCTGACCGGGACTATTACCGCGATCAAACTTAATGTCCTGGAGTTATCTGCCATCACAGCTAATCTCGGCTCGATTACGGCTGGTAAGATTGACATTGGGACTGGGGCCACATCTTACCATTTCGATACATCTGGAAATTTATGGTTGGGTGCGGCTGCATTTGTCGATGGCTCATTTAGTGTCAGCAATGCCGGAGTTGTAAAAGCCAGAGCAGGGGATATTGGAACATGGATTCTGACTGCCAATGGTTTAGCCGACAATGCCACGGAAGCAAATGCCAAAATTCTCCTTGACAAGACCAACACGCTCATCAGGGTTGGGGCAGTTGCGGCGGGATATATTCTGATCGACGGAAATAATCGTCTGATCAAGAGTTCAAATTATACTTCCGGCGCTTCTGGATTCCAGGCAGATTATGCTGGAAATCTCGAAGTCAATAACATCGACGCAAGAGGTTCCTTCCGTTGTTCAGTCTTTACCTATAGTTCAATACTTGCTTTCAATGGATCAGGGTGGTGGGTTCCAGCCTCTGGTAAACTCTATGCTGATTTTACCTCTGTTGATTCTCCAACGACTTTTAATATTGACATCGAAGATCCTGATGGGATGACCCATGCAGCCGCAGGGGCTCTTTGGGCGACCAATGACCAGATCAGGATCAAAGAGCCTGTCGGGACTGGAGTACAAGACCTGTGGGTAACGATCTCTTCCGTCTCTGACCAGACCACCTTTTGGAGATTGGTAGTTGTTAAGAATTCTCCTGGAGCCGGTACGAATTACACCTTTACAAAAGGCGGGGCAGGCCTAAACTATAAACAGGGAAATAACGTCTATGGAAGCATATTGCTGACAGCGGATGCGACCTACTCCCCAAGAGTAAGCCTCTATACTCATCCGACATCCCCGTGGAATGGATTGACTGAACGGCTGAGATTTGGCAATCTCAACGGGTTTCTCGGTTATACCGATAGTCTTTACGGTCTTGCTATCGGTGAGACAGATAGTTACTTTAAATACGACCCGACCAATAAGTTGAGAATCAAGGGAACAATAACGATTACTAATCCCGGTGATATAAATACCAATACCTTGACCAACGGGGCCGGTTGGACAGACGATACGACTGCCAACCTTAAGCGTAGAGTATTCGTTGCTGAGCCCACAACTCCTTACAATATTGGAGATTTATGGGCATCAGGAACTGTACTAAAAAAATGTAAAACAGAAAGATTAACTGGGGCATATCAAGCAGGAGATTGGGAATTAGCGACCGGATATACTGATGATGCCGTAGCGAATAGCAAGATAACAACATTTATTCAAGCTTCAATTCCCACCTCAATTTCAGCAGGTGATTTATGGATCGATAGTGATGATGGGAATAAACTTTATAGAGCGGTTATAGTGGGTGCAGATGAAATAAAAGCAGGAGAATGGGTAGTTATTCCGACTGATTTTGCCAATATAAATGGCACAACTAAACCAGCCGACAATGCGACCGTGGGAGCCACTTGGGGGACTAACCTCAACAGCATTCCCGCTACTCTCGGCACTCCCTCCGGGCAAGGACTTTTTCTAAGTGCAACCTATTTAGGATATTATGACAGCCCTAACTGGAAGACCTATATGGATAGTTCTGGGAATTTCTATCTTGGTGGTGTCTCTGGGCCTTTACAGTGGGCTGCCGCAGCAAGCACATTATCTATTGGTAACTGGAGCTTTGATACCGTAAAGATATGGAAAGATGGAGCGACTGATGCCCTTTCTGCGGGTATGGCACCCGCTGATTATCCTTTTTATGCAGGTAAAAAATATGCGGATAGAGCGAACGCATCCTTTAGGGTTACTCCCGATGGGGCTGTATTTGCTTCCTCTGCTACCATAACGGGTGCTCTCACAGCAGAAGCCGGTTCATCTATTGGGGCTGGGTATATATCTGCTGGGACAATCACCTCTAAGGCCATCACATTGGCTCTTACTCCTGGTGGCGGTGACGTCAAACTCCAGGCAGGGAAAACAGACTTTGGTGATACGACTTCAGGTTTTATTCTTGGGATAGATGATAGTGATGGTGATAAACCCAAATTCGAGCTTGGAGATGTCACAACTTATTTTAACTTCGAACCTGGCAAGATGACTTACAAAGGAAGAATAATAAGTGTGAAAGCAGGATTTACAGAAGGCACTCCTGCTGCCGGTATTGGCGATGCCGTCCACTTTGAAACATCTGACGGAAAATATTATTTAGCGAATCCTTTAACCCGCAGAAATATTGTAGGGTTAAAGGATGGAGATGGAAATGTGATTCGGCTCGGACCATGCGGCGGCCTCGCCGGGTTAACGGCTAACGCCATGTATTACCTAAAATGGCCTACTCTCGATTTAGGGGTGGATACGAATGTAACCTACGCTGGCAGTTTTGATGTTCGGCAAGACCTTGTGGACGAGTTTTCACAGGCTCAAAGTTTTCCAGGTCAGGTCGGCAAAGTGATAGCGGTGGTTGCTCTGCCTATGTATATATATGGGACTGGTCCTACTTGCACTGGAGTTTATCTCACCTTAAAAAAAGCTGGAGCTGGCTTTAACGCCACTCTTGCAAGATCAGAAACCATTCCTATTGCCGATATACCCAATACATGGGTAGATATCAAAAATAATCTTACATATTTTAGATTTTTCGACCCTTATCCTCTGGAAGCTGCTACACAATACATGATTTGTGTATGTACCGATAGCAATATTGTCGATCCCGCAAATTATATACGGGTAAGAGGCCGGGCTTCTGGCAATGGTTATGCCGGAGGGGGAAGATACTATTCGACAGGTGAAGCATATGGTATCCCCGAAGAATGGGAGTTTTGGGTTGATCCTGCCGATGGTTCCGATCTTTATATGCAAATCTGGTGGTTTGATGTGGATGCCCTTACTCCCAACATTACAATAGCTCACCCATTTGAGCATGTAGACGCCGATGTTACCTGCTACCATCCGATCATAAAGTTAGGAAGAGCTTCTTCGACCACTGAATTAGATTTGAATATTGAACGGATGCAAACTATATCTTTTTACGAGGATTGGATTAATGAACTCGTTTACACTTCGGCGACCAGCGTGGAGATGATTTACAATCACCTATCTACCATTACCACCTATGGAGTTGAACGCCTTCTCCTTTTATATAGAGCCAAAACGGGGAGTCTGACTCATACGCCAATCATCAAACCGTGCTGGAATTTCAATTCCACGGTCTTCGCTTGGGATTCCGTAACAACCTATTATCAGAATCAAAGGCCGTTTCGATCTTCTTTTATTTTTTCAGTAAATGGACGAGGTCAGTTGGGATTTGGCTTTAACCAAGATGCCGGTTATACAACAACAATCAAAGGAATTAGTATTTTGGGAGGATAAAAGGGGATTTATGAATATGGAAAAAATGATTTATATCCGAACCCTGCCTCGTCTTTTAGGGAGATGACATGCAGAAGGAAATCAAATCCAAGATTCTGAAGACGGAACCGGTGAAATGGAAATCCCTTGAAATCATCCAGCCCAAAAATTTCAAGGAAATGTCGAAGGAATCCTATTCGAGGCTTAGGGAATCGTTGATAAAAAATGATTTTTGCCAGCCGATGAATGTTTGGCAGCACAACGGGAAGATACATTGTCTTGACGGACATCACCGGATCAAGGTCATGACTGAACTTGAAAAGGAGGGGTACAAGATACCTGAGAAGCTACCGGCAAATTTCATAAAGGTTCGGAATAGGAAGGAAGCTGCCAAGCTTATTCTGATTTACTCGAGCATATATGCAAATATTTTAGGAGATTCCCTTTATGAATTCATGTCCACTGAGGGCCTCTCTCTCGATGATATCAAGATGGACGTGGAATTGCCTGAGATCGACTTTGAGAAGTTTGAGATGGAGTTCTTCGATAAATCTAACGGCGGTGGAGCGAATCAGGAGAATGAGGTCGAGCCCACATCCGAAAAAGAGTTTGATCTATTGGCCTTCGATTACTATTATTTTGAGTTCTCTGGCGGAAAGGATAGCACGCTTGCCATGTTGAAGATGATCCCAATTTTGAAAGGAGCCAAAAAAGAATACGAGGCCGTGTTTGTCAATACAGGCGCGGAATTGCCCGATCTTCAATTTCATGTCATGCAGTTCTGCCTTAAACGAGAGATCCCCATTTCGATTTTGTCCCCGAAAGAGAGCATTGTTCATCATTACCTCAGAAAAAAGAAACTGCCGGATCCAATCTTCAGGGAGTGTATGCACGAATTCATTTACAAGCCGATTGATAACCATGTGGGCCAATATATCAAGGATGGAAAACGGGTGTTGGGGATCAGGGGCGGGCGTGGTGACCAGAAGACAACCAAGAGCAAGGCTGGAAAGCTCCAAGAGATAGAAAGAAATGGGCTTAAATATCTACTTTATTCTCCTCTCTATGATTTGCCACAGGATCAATATGATGAGGAGTTAACCAAGATCGAGAAATGGGCAGGATATGAAAAAGGTTTTATTCGTACCGCTTGCTGGTTTTGTCCGTTTACTCATCCCGATCAGTGGGATGCACTCAAAGAAAATTATCCACTTGTATTCGGTTCACTCGTTGAAATGAACCAGATCTGCAAAATGCCGAACCACAAGGGGGACGGCAATTACAAACGCCACCAAGCTTATTTCAAAAAATATTGGTGAACTGGTATTCCTTAGAGGTCAAGAGTTTCCCGAGAACCCCGTTTCTTGCACAGGATGGGGAAAAATCACAGAGGATGATTTCATTGATCTTGTTCTCTCGGATGATTTCCAGAACTCTTTCCGCACCCCGTAGAAAGAGATTTGTCAATTCCTTTCCGGTCACATTTTTTCTTTCCTTCTTGTCTGCGCAAGTCTCATAAATTCTGCCTTTGCGGGTTTTCACGGGTGGACGTGGACAGGGAAGTCCTCCAAGCATTTCCGGGCAAGCCTTGAATACTCTGCATTTTCCGGCTTGTTCATTTTTTAGTATTTGACGAACCAATGTTGGTATATGGGCTTTTTTTGCGTGCCACCTACAGATGTCGCCGCACAAACAGGCTGAAACCAAAATTTTTTTCATGACCTACCTCCCTTCTTTTTTTAAAGATTAAATCTGTATCTATATAAATGTCAAGTCTAATCAGTATGTTATAGATGCGTTAATTTGCAAATATTGGCGCGGCTTCAGATGTTTCAATAACACAAGGACCTTGAATATTAAGAACTGGCGAATGCATATACTGAAGTCTCAAATACTAAACAACCAAGTTTTAGCCCACTTTTTATCATCTTACTCCAAACAACCCACTTTTTAATCTGATTGTGAAAAAATAGTTTTGTAATGATTTCAATAACATAGCATAGATTATACAAACCATATAAAATAACCCTTGACAAGTAATATACATTATGATAGATTATAATCAAGAGGATGAGATGAGAGCAAAAGAAATTAAAAAAGAGTTTGAAAGAGATGATCGAGAGGCGGGGATGGAAAAACTACTCCACCTCTCCTATGATGCGCTTGCTGACGGTGGGCGACATCACCGGGAACGGATCGCCCGGAAAGTAGTTGACCCGGAAATCGCCGCAATTTTTGCGAGGCTGTATGCAAACTGAAGTGGCTCCAGTTTTCGGGCAGGAAATGCCCCCAGATGGTGGAACATCCGGTCTGGAGCCGGAAACATTATAACCCAAAACCAAAAACGAAAGGAGAAGAAAGTATGAAACCAGAAAAAAGAGCACAGCAAATCAAAGAAAAAATCAGCAAAATCGTAGCGGACAAATCACAGGTAATCGCGTCCTACCACGTGAGCGACAACTCCGTGCAGGCGGAATTGAGGTTGTGCGCAGAGTGGGAAATCAGCGTACTCGTGGATGAGATTAATTACCCACGGGATCTCAATCCAGACCTACCCAACAAAGATCTCTGGCAGCAAATGTGTGATCTGGCTTGGGAGATCAAAAAAATCTCCACGCTGATAGAGCGCAGAGTACCGGAGGGCTACGGGTCGCAGATGATCCCCATTAATGCCCGGACCAAAACCGGACCGGAGAAACGAGCAGAGGCAAAAAACATCTGGCTGATCGAGACCGGCAAACAGTTTTTGGCGAATTATAAAGCGGTCACCGGCAAAAAACACCTCGCCGAAATCCGGAGACAGATAACCGATCTCCAAACCCAACAGAAAAACCTCCTCCCAAAACTCCGGGAATCCAACAGTCTCTACCTATCTGGCAAAAAAACCGAGAGGGATGAGTTGGCACAGAAAAACGCCGAGGCTATCAAATCCGGGAAATTTTGGGAGGCAGATAAGGACACCCTGAAAGGGTATTTCCACCCCCCATTTGATAAAAATTACCTGGCGGATGTTTCTGAAAAATGGAGGGCGGCACTCTTTTTGGAATGTGAATCCATCTCCTATAAATGGGGAGATAGAAACTGGGGACATAAACTCGGAGGAACCGGACGAGGGTATCTCTGTGGGATCGACAATAACGGTGATGAGTGGGGGCACCGGGTTGAGAATCTTCCTCAATCTCGGGATAATTATGATAATGCCGGACTCGATAGCACCGTTGAGGAGGCAATGGCAAATCTGTTTGAGATCACCCAAACCAATCTTGCCACCTGCCAGCGCCAGGGGGATTTGTTGTTTTGCCCGGAGGAGATCCCGGGGGAGAGGATTGTTTGCGAAAATTGTGGACAGACCTGGAATGGGGAATATTGGGACTGCAATCGGCGCTGTATCCATTGCGGCATGACCCCGCCATACATTAACGGCCCCAAAGCCCTCCCCGCCGTGGAGATCCACCCCGAAGAAAAATGGACCCCCCGAAAATCCCATGAGATCACGAGCCCCAGCCTCCAGCGGAATGGACCGTATTTTCGGGCGGACCATGAGATCATCGTATCCCATACGAGTCACCCGACCGTAATTCTTCCCGCCGGGGAATATCGGTTGTATTCTTTGAGGATTGCGGATGCAGATTGAGCAAGCAGTTTAATTATTGAGAAATCCCGGGCTGTCTCTCCGAGAGGTGGCCCGGCTTATGAGATGGAAAGGAAGGGAACGAGTGAGATAAATCGAATCCAAAGCAAGGAGGAAAATCATGGAAAAGAAAAGGATTGCACCACAAATCAGGGAAACGGCCACGGACTGGTATAAGGAGAATTTTTCAACCACAAACGCGGGGGTGGTCTTCATCCTGGAAAGCTTCCCGGAACTTTACAAACGGGTCATGCTGGAGATCAAGGAGAAAAAGTTTATCCGTGGCGAACTCCTGTTGATAATAGACGTCTACAACGCCACGGCACTCACTCCCGGAATGCCTATGCTTGAGGCCCAGGTGTCGGACGGAATCGCATTGGACGGGCTGGATAAAAAATGGGAGATCAACGCGGAGGCGCTTATAAAAAAGGTAGAGTCATTGACCTCATTTCAGTCCACCGTCTTGGAGATTTGGGCCAATGGCTATTGGTATGCCCAGCAAGGAAAAGAGTTGCGCGACCTGGAAGAGTATGCTAAAGAATTACTATGAAACCAATCTATGAACCGGGAAATAAAGCCCGTGAATATTCACCCATGGCTCTTAATATCTACATAAATGGTTGCCCCCATAAGTGCCGTTATTGTTTTTCTCCGAGAGTTACTTTTAACTCAAATTATTTTTCTTCAACCCCCGAACCTCGCACCAATCTCATTCTTCTCTTAGAGAAGCAATTAAAAAAAGAGACTATCAATGCCCAAGTTCTCCTCTCTTTTATCGGAGATCCCTACAACTCTGAGGAGAAGAAGCACCGAATAACCCGGCAGGTCTTGGAAATACTTCTTGCCAACAAAGTCCCGGTTGCTATACTCACAAAGGATGGCAAGAATTGTCTTGATGACATCGATCTTTTCAAACGGTTCGACGGCCACATCAAAGTTGGGGCATCCCTGACATTCATCGAGAATAAAGATTCTCTCGAATGGGAACCCGGGGCATCTCTACCTAATGAAAGATTTGATGCCTTAAAAGAACTCCATCGAAACGGAATTAAGACATGGGCCAGCTTAGAGCCTGTCATTGATCCAGAGCAAACCGTGAGGATCATCGAAGAGACCCATGAATATGTCGATCATTACAAGGTCGGCAAGATAAACCATATGAAGGAGATCGAGGCAAGGGTTGACTGGCTCAAATTCTTGGAAGAGGTTGTAATATTTTTGAGACGGATTCAGAAACCATACTATATCAAGCATTCTCTTCAGATCCATAATAGATCAATCCAGTTCAGGCCGGAGGAGATTGACCAGGATCATTTATGTGTCCCGTCGTTTTGAGGGCCCGCAAAATCTTTACCATAGCCAGAGTTTGAGAGGTAGAAGGTCTAATCCGAGATCGTTCTCAGATAATTCTTGACATCATTTCTGATGATATTAATATGGTAAGAATGGCTATATCTTGATTATAATGGCATCTAACATATTGTTAACACAAATAAAATTTTAGTAGACGCTGTCCTCTCACGTCGGTAACAGGGGTTCGAATCCCCTTGGGACCACCACCAAAAATCCATCAATAATATCGGCTAAATGCCCATAGGAAGCCTATTTGAGCCTCTTTCAAGTTCTCAAATTTCAAATCCTCGATTATGTCAGATTTTGGCAGATACTGGCCTGAATCTGAACCATTGGCTATGATGTGGCTATACCTTGAAAATACCCGAAGCTAAAATCGGCGTTTTAAGGCCATTGATTTCCCAATTCCGGCCACCACTACCTCAGACATGGATGGAGGGGTGATCTCTTTAAATAGCCTATCCAGCGTTAAAACTATATAGGGAAACATGGCCTATCTATCTTTATGCCCGAAGTCCAGAATATCCTCTTCGATTCGGTCCGTGGGGATGGCGTGGGTGTAGCGATCGGTAATGGCCAGGGAGAAATGACCGGCCCTCTCCTTGACAAGTTTGGTGGGCACCCCCTTTTCGAGCAGATAGGAAATGTAGGTATGCCTGAGGGAATGGAGAGTCAATGATTCGGAGAGGCCCAGGGCGCGGGATACCATCTTGAAGGCCCTGGAGATTGATTCTGGCCTGGTTACTGGATCAAGAATATAACCCCGTTTGACACGTCTTTGGAGATCATTCATGAGGGATTTGTGTATGCCGACTATCCTGTGTTTCTGGCCCTTGCCCATGAGGTGAATTTGTCTCAGGTGGAGTTTAATATTTTCTGGCCTCAAGGAGCATAATTCAGACCGTCTGAGCCCAGTGTAGATGAGAATCTGGATGATGAACTCAAAATCTCCATGGAGCCAGTGGCGATATTTCTTCATCCCTTCGAAGTAGAGTTTGATCTCATCAGGATAGAGACACCTCGGGATTCGAGATTTCGGCTCTCTGAGAAGTTTGAGGCTACGGGCCGGGTTTTCTTTGATCCATTTCTTGCTCACCGCAATATCAAGATATTTCCTGAGCGCCTTCAGGTCCTGGTTGATGGTTGACGGGGTGACGGTCCTTTTCCTGTCTGCTCGGTAGGTTTCGATTATCTCCGGAGTGATCTTTGCAACGGGGATCTCTTTGAAGTGATCCTCCAGAACATCCCCTTTGTATAGATTTGCCATATGCGAGTGCATCGATGGGGATTGGGCCTTCGATTGGGTTTCATAGTCCATCCGTAACTCTGAAAGAAAATGATCTTCTATCGGACCGACCTGATCAAAGAATAGGCGGGCCTCATCCCTGGTAACGATTCCCAAATTGATGGCCCTCATCAGGTCTTGCCGGGTGAGTTCGTTTCGGCGGGAAAGAGTCTCGATCTTCATCACATCGGGGAGGATTTCTTTAAGGATGGTCTTCGATTTCGAGGCCTTGTATTTCTCTTTGTTTGTAGCGTCTGGAAAGTAGAGCCGCCAGTAGATCCGGTGGCCAATGGAGGACATCTTTTGGATGGTAGCCATAGGTGATTATTGCTGATATCGTTCTATTTCTTTCCACTCATAACCCTGACTTGCTATGCATTCATCAACATCTTCCTGTCTCTTGCGGGGTGCTTTCGAATAGCCCTTGGTTTCCATGCACCTTGCGACGGATAAGCCTCCCGTTGCTTCAACTGTGGCGGCTGCGGCTGTTAGTGCTATGCCCACAAAAGGTATGAAGAATCCCATGCTAAGCGCGTTTGAGATGTTTTTTTTGTACCGATCTCTTTCAATGCTTATATTTAAGCAAATATCATAATCTTTATGTGACTCTTCATCGGTAATGCTGTCCTTTATCCAATCAGGTCCATGACATTCTCGATAGATTTTTTGGATCTGTTCAGATGGAACTTCTTTTCCGTCCTTAAGTAAAACCCATCGCGTTTTGCTTTGAGTGTGAGTGCATCCAATGACTAAAGCTCCTAACACCATTGCCACCACAATGATTCTTCCTATCATTTCTGTCTCCTCCATTACCTTCATATTCCAATGGTTTCATATCTTCTTCTCCGGCAAATCGTCCGGCCCTGTCAATATTCTCACGGTTGTTGGCTCTTCCCCTTCCGGCTGAAGGCGGTATAGTGTCACGGACAGTTCGAATCTCATCCTCTCCGGGTTCCATCCGGTCCTGACCGTGGCGGCGATATTGGCATCTGAAAAATTGGGGGCATCTCCTTTAATGCTTTTCTTCATTTCAGTTCCATCTTAGATTATTCTTATTTATTAAAATGGGGACCATGAATCTTTTCCTACAATCATCACAATTTATTTTTTGTCTTTTCAACATCTTTTTCTTTTAATTTTTGAACTTCGCGCTTAATAGGGAGATAACTATATACCAATGTTCCATTTATCCCTCTCTTTTCCATATCATCATACCATAGGGTGATTTCTATCATATTATTTATAGTCCACTCATAATGCATCCCGATTTTAGCATTCGGATTAATCTTCAATACAAGAGGTATTGTTTTATGTGGTTTCCCATATTTAGATATTAAGGATTTGAATAGAATATCAAAATTATTTGGGCATTCTAAGGTGTATTTTGGAAAATCAACAGATCCCTCATAAAACTTACCGGATTCCGAAAAATTGAATCTATACTGGGTGACTTTCACTTCTCCAATTTTCCCCCAATCGCTTTTTTCAAAATCCGGCATGAAGGATATCCAGTCCTCAAAGTCAAGAAGATAAATATTCGGTATGGAATTGAGCATTTCTTTGATCTTCTCTTTTATGGTTCCCCATTTCAAACCACAAAATCCATCCGGGGCTTTCTGTGCCCATGTAATATTCGAAAAGACTAATGTAGTAATTAGGAAAGCAATTATTGCTGTAATACTTCTTCTTCTCATCTCAATGACCTCCATATCCAGATACCCTTTCCTATGATCGGGTACGGATCATCTGGATCGATATTTTCAACATCCTCGATCCCTGAGCTTATGATCAATATATTTCCCTTTCTTTCGACCTTTCTAATAATACTCCCATTCTCTTTTCTGATCGCGCAGATGGCCGTCCTTTTTATTTCCTTATCACTCCGGTCTATGCAAATCACATCGCCGATCTTTATAAATGGCTCCATGCTTCTCCCTTTCTTGTTTTATGATGTTCTTATTAAGTGAATTTCTATCCCTATATACTCCCTTTCCATGCTGACGCAAAATTCCTTCCACTTTATCAAAGGGATCTGTTTGAGCATTTAAAATTGAATAGATTAATTGAATAAAAATTCCTATTAAAATTGTAGCAATTATTCTTTTTCTCATATCATTCTCTTCGCTCCCAATAATCAACGGGTCCTTATCTTCCCATAACTCCGTTTTCACTTAAAGTTTTTTACTACACCAAATGACACGGCCAATGACCGGATTTTCTATGTCATTGATATCAATAATTATAGGTTCATAATCCTTATTTTGTGAGATCAAAAAAAGATATCTGCCTTTCTGTTGAACCTTTTTTACGGTGCTGGCTTCATCAATTCGAACAGCGTAAATTGCGTCGGATACAATTTCAATTCTGTCATCTCTATCAATTATCACAACATCTCCTGGGCCCATGATCGGCTTCATACTATCGCCATCTGTTTCATCTATCCTAATGGAGATGAGATTCCTTTTCTTGCCAGTCACCTTTTGGTGAACAACGGCCCAATCCTCAACATATTCATCAACAATGATGCCAGAACCGATGGTTGCGGCAATCTTTCCAGAGACCAGAGGAACAGTTACAAAATCCTCATGATTGAGGCCGGGACCGGTAAGTTTAACAAGGTCGGCAAGCGTAAGTTTTGGAACGGGCGGTTTTTTAATATCGAAAAGAATGTAATCACATGACAAACCATACCGTTCATGGAGTTTGATCAATAGATTTATGGGAATCGATCTTCTGAAGTTTAAAATTTCCGATAGATTACTCTTTTGAATACCTGTTGTCTTGACGATATCTTCATTCGTTAGAGGTTTCTCTGCTTTGAATTGTTTAAGTCTTTCAATGGCTTGTTTCATTGGGTGAGGAAGAGACTTCTGACTTTTACCCTTATTATTCTTTGCTCCATTATTATTTTCTTTAAATACCTCAATCATTTAGATACCTTACAAAGTATTTATCAAAATGATAAAAAAATACTTGACAAGTTGTTCTCAAAATGATATATACCTAAATCATGGCAATCCAAGATTCAAAAATTAACCGCTTACCAGCCCAAAAAGAGGTGAAAACCCATGTTTCAAATTTATCCCAAACTTCTAAACCAGGCTTTGATGGAAAAGGCAAATCAGATCTTCGATAAAATTTCTCCATCTCTTTCAGGCCTCCCTGTTCGGGACGTAACGGCAATCATGATGCATCTAACAGAGAAAGCGGCCAATATGTGTGTCTTCACTTCAGATGCTTCAAAAGACGGTTGAAGATTCTCTCTATATCCTCGGTTTCAATGCCTTCGTCCATGGAGGCATTTGGAGCCCTCAGCTTTTGGAGTTTGGTAATGGCGTCTTTTATGGCAACCGCTAACGTAAGATTTGAGGCGACAATGGCTTTTGTATCGTTAGATAGCATAAAAACCTCCTTTTTAGATTCGGCAGCGGACGGGACATTGGCGCCTCGGATTGCACAAATCCGGGGGCCAGCACAAGATGCCCCATCCGCCACCACAATCCAAGACGGGACGGAATCAAGGAGGCCAGGGGCTTATGGAACGACAGTCCCCGGATTGTTGAACCGCCCCGTCGCTTTCTCAAAGGATAATTTATGACACCTAAAGAAATCATCATCACCCTTAAGCTCTTTGACGTGACTCAAACCTCTATAGCCGATAGACTCCATATCACAACCCCGGCTGTGAATAGCGTCATAAAACGGAAGCGTAACACTCCCCGCATCAGGCTTGCCATTGCCGAAGCGATAGGCCGCCAGGTCGATCAGGTCTTCCCCCCAACCGAAGACAAAAAAGACGGAGATAAACAGATAAACCATATCAGAAACCCTCAGTCAATTCAAGAAAATTCTAAAGCTGAGGATACTGGGGTTACGGGTTAAATACAATGAAATCTTTTTGGCATGGATTTTAAGTCAATTTAACCCAATTGTACCTAATTTAAGGCGAGGCCAATGATTAAGGTAGCCACATCCGAGAAAGTTCTTCCCCTCTTTGAATATGCCAAAAAATTCGAGGACTTCGACACTTATGAAGATTTCGATTCCTACTTCATCCAATGCATTCACACCTGCGGGATTAAAAAATCTGACATAGCGAAGGCAATGAATCTTTCAGAATCCGGGCTCTCTCTCAGAATGAATATGGTGGGTCTTGAGGGACCCCGGTTCAATACCAACCATATTCAGGCTTATATCGATTTCACTGGGGATTCCCGCCCATGGCAATATCTCAAATGGCGACAGGAGAGAACGGTGATTTCTCGGGAGGTAACTGTCCGACAGATGATAGGGCATCTGACCTCAGAGATTAAAAGACTGAGCAGTCTATTGGAGGAGAAATAACAAGGAGGTAATTGAAATGGCAGACAACATTTTGACCCGTGACGAGGTAGCGAAGAAACTCAAGGTATCCCAATCGTGGGTCTACAAGAAAGTAGCCGCCCGGATCATTCCTCATTTCAACCTTGGTGGAACCCTCCGATTTTCTGAGAAGGAAATTGATAACTGGTTACAACTTCATCGTAGCCCTGGTCGCCAAAAAGTTTGAAATATCGTGAGGCGAGGTTGGGCCTGGTAAGGTTCGATCAGGTCAGGCGTGGTGGGATGGGGCAAGGTCAGGTAAGGTACGGCAAATTTAATTAAAGGAGGTAAAGAAGATGAGCAAAAAGATTTTTAAGGCAGCGTCATTAAGCGATGAAAGGGCACAGAAATATGGGGAGTTCCTTTGGAAACTTAAGGAAGATAACGGAGAGGTCTTGAAGCCTTCCTTTGTTGTGAAAAAGGCGAAACCGAAATCTTCTCCCATCCATGACTTCTTTGAATGGGATGATAAGGTTGCCAGCCTAAAGTATAGGGAATGGCAAGCCAGGTATTTGTTAGGAGAAATTGAGGTCGTGGAGATCATTGATGACAAGGAGGAAAAGATCAGAGCGTTCCACAATCTTACCATCACAGATGCAGCCAATGTGGGTCTTCTAGTCTTCGAAGCGCTGGCAAAGGAAGATTGCCCGCTATGTGCGATGAAATCCAGATTGCAGAGGATGGTGGGAAAAATCGAATCCGAGTATGGGGCTGAGGCGAATAATTAAACCTTGGGGAGAAAGGAGAATCCTATGAGATTTAAAAAGATCAAATATGACAAGGGCAAGATTCGTTTGGAATATGAAGTCAAGAATAAAAATGGTGGTTGGGATGAATTTTCTCTCGCCTGTGCTGATGAACCCAAACCTGAATTTCAAGAAACTCTCCAGGCCCTAAAAGAAGATGTTATCGAAATGTGTGAACTGCCCGAAGACTATTTGAGTAGAATCCGGGTGACTGGAGTTTCTTTCAGTTATGGCGGGGATGATGAAATTATGGGTGCAACTGTTATTTCCCAAATGATCCTTCATCATTCCAATGTGGCCCTCAATCTTAATACTCCTCATAAGCCGTCGGCGCCATATTCAGAATCAGGCGATGAAACCCAACTGCTAAGCGATAACTGCATTGATCATCTCGGATGCCTGGAGAGAGAGGCCAAAGAGTATATCCAGGGCATCAGGGTTCAGGGGAATCTCTTTAATCTGAAGGCCGGAGAAAGCGTCACGATCTCTTCTCCAGGGCATAAGCCGGCTCCTATTGGTAGTAAGAAGAGAAATCGCAAGAAGATGGAGGCCCGGGTATGAGAAATATATTCTGGTTTACAGTCGGAGTTTTTATTGCCGTGATCCTTGGTGTTCTCATATCGAGGATTTGAACTACACCCATTGACGCCCCACCCCGGGGCAAAGAGAAAGGAGAGAGAGATGGCACTAACAGCAAAAGACAAAGGCGGCGGAGATTTTACACCAATCCCAGAGGATCTTCACTTGGCGGTCTGTTACGGGATTTGGGATCTTGGGACACAATTTTCAGAACGGTGGGAAAAATCCGTTCACAAGGTTGTAATAGTCTGGGAGATTCCCGGATGCCGGGGAGAGTTCGAGAGAGACGGTCTGAAGGTTAACCTTCCGCGGGCAATCAGCAAACGGTACAGAATCAGTCTGCATAAAAAAGCAGATCTCAGAAAGGACTTGGAAAGCTGGCGAGGAAAGAAATTTACCGACGAAGAATTGAAAGGATTTGACCTCAAACGTCTTCTTGGTGCGCCCTGTCAAATACAGGTGTTGCACAATAAAGTTGACGACAAGTTGTTTGCCAACATCGCAGCCATTACAAAAGCCCCAGCCGGAACCAAACTCACACCTGAGAATCCCTTGAAGTTTTTCTCATTCGAAGATGGACCAGAAGTGCCAGAGGGAACCCCACAGTGGATCATGGATCTTATTCGGCATGCCGAGGAGTATAAGGGCGGCGGGGTTCATGAAGAGCACGATTCACCGGATTCCGATATTCCATTTTAAAGAGAATGGAGGTGTAGTTATGCAGGTGATTCATTTTGCTGATGCCCATCTGACCCAACGCGGAAATCTTGCAGGGAGATTTGTCTTGGAGAATGGAATCAATATTACTTTACTGGATAAAATTAAAGCTCTCGAAAAAATCTGCGAATATGTAGAAACTGAAAATGTTGATCTGACAGTAATCGCTGGGGATCTCTTCGACAATGCTAATCCAGAGAATATTGCTATCCATGCCGCTGTGCAGATGATTGAAAGGCTGGCAGAAGTAGCCCCAGTTGTATTGATTCGAGGGAATCATGACGGAAAGACTTCAACTTCTTCAGCTCTTGCCCCATTTGGAATGCTGGCGAGACGTAACGGAATTTATGTTTTTGAACAGCCTGAAGTATTCTCCATAATTATCAAAGACACTAAGGTTCAGGTTTTCGCCCTTCCGTATCCAAGATGGTCTGATTTTACACAAGACTCACAGCTTAAATCAATGTCCCCCGAGGAAATCTCGATTTACATTTCCAGCAAGATGGAAAAGACCATTTCTGGTTTCTCGGCCATGATCGAACGAAATGCGGTAAATTTGTTCGTTGGGCATTTCAGCGTTGATGGGTCCAACTATAGTAAGGAGCAGACGGTTCCACCTTTTGATATCACCATTCGCTGGGAATTTCTTGAGCCGTTCGATCTTGTCTGTCTGGGTCATCTACATACACCACAACCCCTATATTCAGGATCAATTTCCCGTAACGGTTTTGGGGAACAGGATCAAAAAGTAGGTTTTAAGGTTTACGATATTGAGCCAGGAGGCAAGCCCACCGAGCAGTTTATTGAACTGCCAGCCCGTCAATACATCACCTTGTCAGTGGAGGACTTTCTCAATAATTCATCCTACCTGACACCGGAAATGGTGGTGAGGATCAAGGGGCAGGTCCCGAAATTCAAATATGACGAGGCGGTCCGCAAGATGAAGGCCCTGGATCTGCCTTTCCTGAAAAACGCCATCGAGGTTGAGAGTGAAACGGCTGACGGCGGCAATGGTGGGGATGTTTCTGAAGAACCCGGAATTGAGGAGGCGGTCAGGATGTGGGGAAAGGGCCGTGAAGGTGTGGACAAGTTCATAGAACGCCTTGTTGTGGCGGCCAAAGAGATTGAGAGCAAGACCAGTGAAGCGAGGTGATGACGATGCGCGATTTAAAAATTCATGCCCAAAATTTTTTATCACATGAGGATACCGAGATTAAACTGGACGGCATTGATGCCGTCATTGTAACGGGAAAAAACGGATCAGGAAAATCTACCTTGTTGGTTGATTGTCCATTGGTTGCTCTGTTCGGCAGGGGGAGGGCCGAATCAATAGGAGACTACATCAGGAATGGGAAAGACATGATGATCGTAGAGTACGACTTTTCCATCCTGAATGACCAGAGATACCGGGTCACTCGCAAGCATAGCAGAAAGACGGCCAGGGGATCTTCAAGTCTACAGTTCAAAAGGATCGATGCGACTGGCAACGAGACCATGGACCTAACTGCCGGAAGCATCGATGAGACCCAGGAGATCATCGAAAAAACGATCGGAACCGATCTCGATACTCTGATGCATACGAGTATCTACGAGCAGGAAGAGGCGGATTTCTTCTGCAAGGCCCGGCCATCGGAGAGGATGAAGTTGTTTTCTAAGGTTTGGGACCTTGAAAAATATTCTCGGTATGCACAGGCCGCCAGGGATATATGGCTCGGTAAGAAAGACAAGCCAGGCCTACAGGCGGAGATAGCGGCGATTGATGCCAGAATCACTTCTGCGAAGCAGAGAATATCGGAGATCAAGGGGAAGGAAGGGGAACTGGAAAAACTCCGGTCCGATATCGAGAAGGAGATTCAAGGCGTGTCCTCTCTTGAAAAGAAAAGAGGAGACCTCCAAAAGAAACTCGGAGCATTTGAGAAGATCAATGAGAATCTAAAAAAATCCATAGATGACAAGGCCCGGGTTGAGCAGGAAATTAAAAATGTATCGGGCCAGCATAGTCAACTACTTTCCAAGATAGAGCGGTTTACGAAGATTTTCAATAACCAGGAGGTGGTCAGGGCCAAGGTAATTGAGGAGGAGGAGAAAACGAAAGCCTTATCTGACCTGGAAACTGAGTTGAAATCTCTTGATCAAACCATTGAAACGCTTCGCCAGGAAATGGAGGTTACCAGGAAGGAATACCAGGGAAGGCTTGATGAGATAGAAATAGAGACTCATGCCATCGATGTCGATTTGTCAGATGCCAGAAAGAAAGAGACGACCCTGCAGAAAGCCATGGGTGAGATAGGCCGTAGTGAGGAGCAACTCAAGCATCTATGCCTGGATGCCGACAAACTCAAAGGTATCGCCTGCCATCCAGATTTCGACCCGAACTTTATTAATGAGACCTGCCGGTTTATCAGGGACGCTATCGAGGCAAAACGGAGAATCCCCGAGTTCAAATTCGAAATCGCCGCTAAAAGGATGGAGATCGAGTCAAGCATGGCATCCTTGAAGGGACAGATAGGGCTATTTGAAGAGAAGAGGGCCTGGGGCATATCCTTAATCATGGAGATAAAGAAAAACCTGTCAGGGGCTATTTCTGCGAAAGAGGCAGATGAAAAAACTATGATCTCGGGCCGGAATGGCAAAAAAATCGAGATTGAAGGGATTAAAACTGAACTACAGGAGATAAAGCGATATACCAAGCTTCTTCCAGAGATTGATCTTGCTGAAAAGGAATTGCCAAGCCTGAAAAAAGAGGGGGCTGACCTTTCTAAGAGATGCAATGAACTGGTTGCAACCAGGAACCAGATTGTAAAAGAGATTGGGGAATTAAACGAAAATCTAAGCGCTAAAGGGAAGTTGGACACTGAGTTGCAATTGGTTGCGATAAATCTGAACCAAGCAATCACAAGAAAGGACGAGCTGACCAAAAAGATAGGTTTCATCGAGGCGGAGCTTGCCCAGGGAGAGACTCTTAAGACCCAAATAGAACAGGACGAGAAACAGATTGAACGGCTCGAGAGCGATAAGGCGCTCTATCAGATTCTTGAGGATGCCTTCAAGCAGATTCCCTATATGCTGGTTGCCCGTGGGATTGACGTAGTTGAGAGAATCGCCAATGAGATTCTTGGGATGATCAGCTCCGTGGGGTTGACAGTCCAAATTAAAACCGAGAAGGAGACTAAGACCACAAAAACTGTCAAGGATGAAATATATCTCTCCTTCGAAGACAATGAGGGTCACAAGGAATATAAGTTGCTTTCCCAGGGCGAAAAGGTTAGGGCGGCGGTAGCGCTGAGGCTTGCCATGAGCGAGGCCCAGGCCCATAGAAGAGGCGTCAGGATTGATAAACTCATAGCCGATGACGTGTTTGGGGCTCTCGACACTGAGGGGATTGAGGACATGAAAATAGCCATGCGGGAGTTGAAGAAAAGATTCAAATTTACGGCAATTCTGAGCCATATTGAATCCGTTCAGGATATATTTCCGACCCGGTTGATATTTTCAAAGGGACCAGGCGGGTCAAGGATCGAGGTTCAGGAGGATTATGCATAATGGATGACCTTAAACCCAATCTCTCTGCCTATCTAAAGACTTTTCATCGAGGCCAGGACAATGCCATTACGGTCCGGCATCTGGCCCATCATTTCCAGACATCTGAGAGGGAGATAAGGCTTACTCTCAGACAACTAAACATGGAGGAGGTCCCGGTGTTAACGTCTATCCACCCCCCTAATTATGGCGTTTACTGGGCCTCCTCCGAGGAGGAAGTGAATTCCTATCTTGCCAATCTCGGATCGAGGATGAAGGCCCTGTTGAATCGCATGGCGGCGATCAATCGGATCAAGGCGAAGGAATTTTTAAAAGGACAGATGGAGATGTTTGGATGACTGAAATTCCGATAGTATATCAATCTAAAAAACCAGTCAAATTTCCGATTACACCGGAGATCCATGCCGCGATAGAGAGGGTCTATCTTCGAGATAGTGGTAATGGTCAAGTGCGAGCTCTGGCAATCAGATTGAATTATCCTCGGTGGAAAATCTCCCGTTATGCCATTCGAATGGGATGGGTTCCGAAACAGAAAAAGGAACCGGATTGGACGGAGCGAGAAATCAAAATCCTTGAGCGAAGCGCTCGTTATTGCCCGGAGGTGATTCAGAAGAAACTTAAACAATATGGGTTCCAAAGATCCGCAACCGCGATCGTTCTGAAGAGGAAAAGACTTCGCCTTCTCCAAAATCTTGACGGAATGAGCGCTACGTCTTTGGCAAATTGTCTCGGGGTTGATGTTCATTTCGTCTTACGCGCCATTTATGGGGGACGGCTTAAGGCACAAAAAAGAGGCACGAGAAGGACTAAGGAGCAGGGCGGGGATATCTGGCATATCAAAGAAAAAGACATCCTGAAATATATTCTTTCGTGGCTCAATGAAATCGATATTAGAAAAGTCTCAAAGTGGTGGTTTGTCGATCTTCTGATGGTAAGGAATTTAAGATGAAATGTCCTACCTGTGGAGGCCTAATCATCCATGAGCCAGCATCCTTATTCGGATCACATCCAGCCAGAGATTATTGTTACATGTGCGGGCGGGAGGCACAGGTTGAAATTTCAGAGGATGAGAATATGGCAAATAATCTGAGTTACGAAAAGGAAGAAGAGGTAAAGAGTCTTTTAAAAACGGATTCAATCAGGGAAATCATCAAGAAAACAGGGGTATCGAAGAACTCGGTTACGCGGATTAGAAACGAGAATTTCACAGAGAAAGAAAGAGTAGAGATGAAGAAGCGGGCCAATGTGAAGGGCCGGAATAAAAGGGAATTGAAAAAAGAAGGGGGTGATAAAGAGATGGAAGAAATATTGACAAAGGATTGTCGGAAGTGCGGGCCAAAGCCCATAGCTGAGTTTACAAAAAGTAAGGGTGCTTCGGACGGGTTTGACCCTCTTTGTCGAAAGTGTAAGTCCGATTATAGGTTGGAGCGGATCGGTGAGAAGACTAAGGGGAATATGGGTGATGGGCGGTTTAAGAAAATAAAGAAGAGCCGAGACTACAAGGCTGAGTATAAGAGAAGGGCGAGCAAGGCACCCCTAAAAATTCCATCCTCAGAGATTGCAAACCTACCCGACAATAACGACCTCCCCAAAAAATTGCTCGGTATTCTCCATAAGAAGGTCAAGGAGATCGGCGCTCTCATAGAAACCTTCGGGCTTCTCCAGAAGGAGGGGATCATCAGGAAGGATGCAGAGTTTCCGAGCCTGGCATCGCTGATGGATGTGTATGGGATCGGTTCTTAAAATATCTGTTTTTGGGGTAAAAATTTCAGTGAAAATTAGGAACGGAAGCCATGAGATACCAAAAAATTCTCTCTCTACTCGAAATGTTGGGGATCTGACCATGAATTCAGAAATGGCTAAGTCTCGACTTAACGAATACAAATGCTTTTTTTGTGGAACTCCTGCAGATAGGGTTGGGTTTTACCAGGAAACCTATCCGGCCGAGAAGGAGACAATTCAAAACCCTACCCTTTTTTGTGCCTCTTGTTGGGGGGATATGTCTAAGAGGAATCAAATAAGATCGACCCGAGGTGGCACTGAAGGAATCTACTGTAAATTATTTTTAACACTTGGAAAAATGACTACCAAAGAAATAGGTTTTTTAACTGGACGCAAGAATTATCAGGTAAATCAACTTTCTTCTCGCGTGTGGAGAAAGATAGTCTTTAATATCCATTATCTCAATACTCCACCGAAGAGAAAGGCAACCAGTATTAAAGAGGAAAACCAACCAAATGCCCTATAAAGATCCAGAAAAAGCTAAAGAACATAGAAAAGAATATTATTTAAAAAATCGAGAGCGTTTTATTAAACAGCACAAACGGTACTATCAGCAGCATAAGGCAGAAGCCAACTATAAAAGTGGTGAATGGTACAAAAACCATCTTGAAAGTGCAAGAAAGGGAAGCATGAAGTATTATCAGGTACATAAAAAAGAGTATCTTGATCGAGCATATAAACATAGAAAAAAGAAGATTGATTGGTTTTTAGCTTATTTAGGAACAGACAGACTTCATTGTGATAGGTGCCGATATGATAAATCATTGGCAGCAATCCAAATCCATCATACAAACCCCAAGGGAAAAAAGGGTCCTCGTGATCAATTCTCGGTATGGTTAAGACAATATAGTTTTGAACATTTTCAACAGAAGATCTTAGAGACTGATTTTCTCCTTCTCTGTGCTAATTGCCATGCTGAATATCACGCAGGACTTTGGAAATGAATAAACTCTTGGAAGCGGCCTTACAATACGAAGCAAAAGGATTTTCTGTAATTCCGGCGGCAAAGGACAAAAAACCTTTGACTAAATGGGAACTCTATCAAAGCCGGAGAGCTACCCCCGGTGAAATCAAATCATGGTGGTCAAAAATGCCTGATGCAAATATCGGACTTGTAACTGGTGAAATTTCTAATCTTCTCGTAGTAGATACTGATACAGTAGTAGGAATAAATCGGATAAATGATGCAATACCTGATGGACTTTTGGTTCCTTGTGAGAGAACTCCTCGAGGAGGGAAACATTTCTTCTTCTCACACCAAGATGGATTCGTTAATAGAGCTAAGGTAGCTGAAGGCATTGATGTACGGACAAAAGGCGGGTTTATTATCGTAGCACCCTCAATCAATGGTAATGGAAGAGAATGGCAATGGATGGATGGCCTCAGCCTATTCGAAGTTAAAGTTCCATCAATTCCTGATGCAGTAAAAGAGATAATAAAAGCATTAAAGAAAGATCTTTATATAGGGGATGTAGACAAATCTGTAGACAGCGACCCAAAAACGTCTACAACTGTCTACATGTTTGAGGAAGGAAGAAGGGATGACGACCTATTTCATACCGCAAATTGTTTAGTAAAAGGTGGAGCAAAACCAATAGAGATTTCTCAAATATTACGAGTAATTACATCTTCGTGGGGAGAGCAAGATGAGAAGTGGATACGGACAAAAATAGATAGTGCCATGAAGCGTGCGGAACGAAAAGAACGAAATTTATCAGATGAGGTAAAAGACTGGGTCTGTCTACAAAGTGGCTACTTTTTGTCTACAGAGTGTCAACAGGGTCTACAACTGTCTACAAGAGAGGACAAGAAGAATCTTTCGATTATCTTAAAAAGACTTTGCGATCAAAGAGTTATAGAAAGATACGGGGAAAAATCTGGGTCATTTCGCAAGATTGAGACCGACATTGAACTAATTAACTGGGAGAATGCAGACGATTCAATTTTATCTCTTCAGTTCCCATTTGAGATCGAGCGCCTTGTCTCAATCATGCCTAAGAATATTTTAGTTATTGCTGGAATTCCGAATGCTGGGAAAGGGCACCCATATAGTACTCCTATTATGACTCCGGAAGGATGGAACAATATAGAGAATTTAAAAATAGGGGATACTGTGGCAGCCGGAGATGGTTCTTGGACTAAACTTAATGGAGTTTTCCATCGTGGGCCACAACAAATATTTCGTGTTGAATTTTCTGATAAGACATGGATCGAGTGTGACTATGAACATTTATGGAGCGTACAAAGAGAACATGGGAGATCAAGGGTTAAAAAATGGGATATATTACCTACCTACGCTCTTTTGGCAAGACCATATTTTAGGTACACAGGGCGTTTGCAAATTCCACGGTCTGGAGTAGTCCATTTTCCAGAAAGAAAAGTACCGATTGATCCCTATACTCTTGGTGTGCTTCTTGGAGACGGATCTTTAAGCAGGAGTACCCCTAATATTACAACATTAGATTCAGAAATTATTAAACGGGTGAATCTACATCATGAAATTAGTAAAATAAAAAAGACCAATAAAAATAATAGATGTCCTTCCTATGGAGTTTTGGGGATTACGTCTTATCTTCGGGACTTGGGGTTGTTTGGGAAAAGATCATGGGAAAAACATATTCCTCTGGATTATCTGCTTAATAGTTACCAAAACCAAATTTTGATTCTCCGTGGACTTATGGACACGGGCGGAACAGTTTCTAAGACAGGGAAGAGTGTGAGTTTTACCAGTACCTCACAAAGATTAGCGGAAGATGTCATTTTCTTAATCAGATCTTTGGGAGAAAAAGCTGTAATGGGGAAGGTTAGAAGAACTTATTTTAGGTATAACGGAGAGAAAAAAAGAGGAAGGGAGAGTTACACAATACATATTTCCATAAAGGGTTTTAATCCGTTCTTTCTTAATAGAAAAGCCGTAAGGGTGACTCCATTTAGAAAGCGGAATAATAAGGTAATTACGGCCATTGTACCAGTCGGAATAAAAGATTCCATTTGCCTATCTGTGGAACATCCCGATGGACTCTATATTGCCAAAGACTTTATTGTTACCCACAACACCGCCTTCCTCCTGAATTTTGCAAGAATGAATATGGATAAATGGCCAATCCTTTATTTTTCATCGGAAATGGATGGTCCTGAATTGAAAGCAAGGCTAAAGAAATTTGAGGGACCACTCAAACAATGGAGGAAAGTGGGGTTCTATAAAAAGGAAGAGGATTTTGCCAATGCATTGAATCCAGATGGGGTAAATATCATCGATTTTTTGGAAATTACAGACAAGTTCTACCTGATAGCGGAAAGACTCCGAGAATACCACAAGAGATTGAATAAAGGAGTTTTGTTTGTTGCCATTCAGAAAGATCCTCAAAAGGAATATGGAAGAGGAGGAGGCCTCGGACTCGAGAAGCCACGACTTTATTTAACCATGGATCGTGGGAAAATGAAGATACTTAAGGGAAAGACATGGGCATCAGAGCAAAATCCAGAAGGAATGCAGACCGAGTTTAAAATAATACAGGGGGCAAAGTTTATCACACAGGATGATTGGAAATCTCCAGAATGGAAGCAAGAATATAAAAATAGTAGATTTGGGAATGATGACTAAACAAAGAGGCAAGACATGACAGACTTCAGAATTTTGAATGGATCCTCGAAGGTAACGCTGATTGAAAGCATAGATGGATGGACCAAGATCATTTGGAGAAATGGCAAGGGTAAATTGGTAGAGAAGGGTAATATGAGGCGTAAGGACGCCCTGGCATTTTGTGAGAAGCATGGACTGGAAATAAACATTTCCCATCTTGCCGCCCGTGAGCGGACAAAAGAATAAAAAAGGAGGATGCCCATGACTGATGACCTGAAACAAGAAACCGTGATAATGAAATCCGATCATCTAAAAATTGTTCGCAGGATAAAAAAGAGGGTGTGGATTGGGCATCTTGTCTGGGCTTTGGTGGTCTGCATCTTGCTGGTATCCCCATACATCCTCAAATTTGAACGGGACCTGTTTGCCGAAGCTTATAAGACAGCCAAGATGGAATTCGATTCCGTGCTCATCAGGCAAGAACTTTTGGTGATGTTGAGATCGAAAACGCTCTCGATAGGCCAGGCCCTGGACATTGCCGATGTAGTGCTGTCCCAGAAGGATGTTCCGGTTCCGATCATTCTCGGGATCATCTCCCAGGAGAGCGACTTCAGGGCAGAGGCAATATCACCAAAGGGGGCCAGAGGGCTCATGGGGGTCATGCCCGCAACCTTCAAAAGCTATTCGGCCAATCCCTTCCTGAGCGGGCCACGGCAGATTCACGATCCAATTCTGAATATGAAGGCCGGGCTCTCATATCTCGGAGACATGAAGCGGATTTATGGGACCTGGAGAATGGCATTGCGAAGCTATTTCGCGGGTTCACAAAACGCTAAAAATAAAGATTTTGATTGGTATGTCGATGCCGTAATAGAGAAATCAAAACGATATGAGAGGAGGTAAATCATGGGAATGAAAACCAACATCAGGGAAGTGGCAGAAAGATATAGCTCCATGACCATTCGTTTCGCACATGTTTATCCGAATGGGGTGGTCACAAACGTGGAACAAAACAAAAGAATCATCACAACAGATGTGGTGAAAGGGGAAGGGGATCTTCAGAGATTGGTGGTCAAGGCTGTGAGGCAGTTGAGTAATGGGAAGGTTGGGAAAGATGATGGGGATGATTGATCAGAAGGAATTGCTCTCCTATGTTTTGGTTCTCCCCTTTAAGCTACCAACGTGGAATCAACTTTTTGCCATGGATAGATGGCAAAGACAGGAGGTTACAAATTGGATAAGAAATTTCGTATCCATATCCATTCAAAACGCAAAAGGCTTGCCGATCCGGATGGGATCAGCGGTAAGGCCGCGATTGACGGACTTAGAGAAGGCGGAATATTGCCGGATGATTCAGCCAAATTCGTCTCGGAAGTATCATTCTCGCAAGAGATTGGAGAAGATGAAACTTTAATTCAAGTTTGGGAGGTCTGAGATGCTTTTTTCAATCGTTGTTTATCGGGAGTTTGGCAACAAGAGGAAGAAGATATTTTCAAGGGAAATTGCTGGCAGAGACGGAGTCCATGCCCTTGAGAAGGCGGCGGTAAGAATTATACCCGGGAAGGTTGTGGAGATCCGGGCGATAGATCACCGGATTGAGAGGCCAGGAGTGTGCAGGGCGGAAAGGGATGGGGTGTTTTGAGCCCATTTAAATCTGAGAGGAGGTAAAAGGCGTCTAACAAATTATATTTTTTCTGTTAAATTTGGTTAGGTTCGATTAAATTCATTTAACTTTTTCTAAGAGGAGGACATTATGATCAGAGATTCAGAAAAATCAAGAAGGAATTGGGACGAAGCGAATAAAATGATTTTTGATGTGATCACTGAGAAAAGACCCTATACGGATTTGGCAAAGTTTGCTCTTCAGGCCGGGAACCTCCATGCCAAAATAGTGGCGAGTGAAGCCAATATGGAGACAAACCGCCTGGTTATGGGGAAGATGATTTACACTGATCCAGCGGAATTGAAAAAGTATGTGGAGAAATCTATGCCACAGATGATGATTGAGAAGAAATAACTTAATTTTGATTAAATTTGTTTTCATTGTCTTGGATTGATTTAAATTAAATCAAATTCTCAAAAGGAGGTCTTATGTATCAGGTAAAATATCGACTCAAAAGCATATCCCCGTATATTCAAAACAACCCAGCTTCCGAGATTGAGGGTGTGAAAACAGGATCGGGGAAAACTCGGATAGGAAAAAAAGAAATGAATCCTGATAAGACGGGCTACAAAAATGAAATCGGTTTTTATATTCCTGCCCGTCAGATCAATGGCCTAAAATTTAGAGCCGGAATGAAGGTGAAACTCGGCAAAACGAATATCGCAAATTTTATGAAGGCTTGTGTCTTTTGTGACAGGCAAGAATTTCAGATGACCAGAAAGGGTAAGCCGATAGAACAAATAGAACAATATGATTTCGTCTATAACGATCCGATTATCCGCAAAGATGGGCAGATGGTTTTTAAACCTCGGGTAGCCTTCAATGAATGGGAAGCGGAGATCATCCTGAATGTCACCGAAGAGGCCATTCCAAAAGAGAAGATTTTGGAAGTTTTGATCGTCGGCGGTCTTTATATCGGTATTGGGGCCAGGAGGCCGGAGTATGGGAGATTTATGGTGGAAGAGATTTAAGTAGAAAGGGATGGGGTGTTTTGAGTTGCAATTGATTGCAAGTTTGACTTTGATTAGATTAATTTATCTTCACTTTGATTCAATTATTTCTGATTACTTTAGATTAAATTAAATTCTCAAGTTGGTGCACTAAAAAGATTTTATGTGAGGCAATATGAATAATTTGGTCTTACGGCATTGGGGGATCCGAAACAAGAGTGATGGGGGATGGATGGGCTTCGATAGTAATGACATATTTTGGACGACTTCACGAGTTGTTGCCGAAGCACAGCTCTCTCGCCTTCTCAATAATCGAGATTGGGAAGTTAGAGAATTCGAGCCGCCGGTGTCGTTATCTGCAGAACAGCCGGAAGGATGTAAAAGAAGGAAATGCTATGCACTATAGGCAATCCCTTGAGGGTATCTAAGAGGCGTTACCTCCCGATATTGAGCGCCTTAGAGAGTTCCATGCTGACGTCAACCAAGTTGCGACAGAGATGGCCTTAGACATAAAACAACCCTGTGTGGGGCAAAAAGGGGAAAATCAAAATGGATAAAAAAAAGACATATCAAATTGGCAGATTTCTGAAAGCAATGAGAATGAGCTTTTTTAAATCTTCAAAGAAGAAAGCTCTCTCTCGATGCTTTCTAAAACATGACCGGCATTCATGAGAATATTAGGGTCAATGTTGAGAGATGGAAGTGATTGACGACAACTTCGAAGAGGAGATAGACTCTAATGCGTTCTTATTTAACATGCCCAGAAAAAGGCAGTTTTAAGGTGGCGATTGACATTTGTCTCACCAGGTGCTCAAAAATGGCGGTTTGTGATGAGTTTGGAGAAATCCCAAGGGAAGAGGTCAAGGAAGCCATGAAGAGGCTGAAGATGCCCATTGAGGCCATCGTGGGGGGCAATATTGTAGCAGACTGTGATACTGGCGCTCCATTTCCGGCCAAAACAGAGAATGGGGGCACAGAATCGGAAGAGGTTTATCAGCGTCTTCTCATGCTGAAGACTGAGATCGAGGTCAAGTGGTTCGAGCTCGGTAAGGTTCTCCAGGTGATGTTTGAGAAACGGTACTATCTCGACTATGCCCCGAACTGGAAGGAATTCTGTTTGCAATGTCTCGATCTAAAGTGGAGAGCTGCCGACTATCTTCGTATTACCCGAATGAAGTGTGATGAGGTAGGAATCAAACAAGATGTGGCGGCACAGATCGGCTGGGCCAAATTAAAGGAAGTTGTGCCAGTAATTACCAAGGCCAATAAGGAACATTGGGTCAAGGAGTCCAGGAAGGAGGGGACTACCACGGCAAGTCTCAATACAAAAGTAAGACTTGCGATGGGTAAAATCACCAGAGAGGAGGCGGAGAAAGTCCCATCAAAGCTCTTCTTTTCGGTCTATGAGGATCAGTTGGAAAACATTGAGAGGGCCCTTGAACTTGCGAGAAGATTGACGGTATCGGATAGCCGTGGATATTGTCTTGAGATGATCTGTGCCGACTTCAGGGGAACTTACGAAAGCGAAGACGGGGATTTTTCAAAGGTCAAGATTATATCTGGATTATTAAGCCGGATCGAAGCGGTGATGAAGGTGAAATTTAAAGTAGAAGCGGTTGACGTTGAAACAGGAGAAATAATCTTTGAAATCCCCTAAATATCTCTTGACATTTCTTGACCCAGTGGAGGAAAGCTTACCTAACGGTATGGCTGTCCTATCGACACCACTTCGTCAGGATGGGTATTTTATTTCTCGGGAGATCAGTATGGTAAAGCTTTGCGAGAGTGGATGCGGGAATCTAACTCTACCAGCAAAATGGACAAACAGGAGAACTGGTTTAATAAAACCAGTAGAGAGCATTGTATGGAGTTCTCGGGAGGAATCAAACCTATGACAGGATTTTTGTCCAAACCTCATAGGGTGAAACTTCAACTGGATGCCTATAAGGAACTAATCCAGAAAGTCTTTCAGAGAGACAGGTGGATGTGCAGGAATCCGACTTGTCAATCAATGCGTAATCTCACACCCCATCATCTTCAGAAACGGTCTCAATTGGGCGGGGATGAGATGGGAAATTTTTTAACATTATGTGTCATTTGCCATGAGGCGGTTGAGCGGAACGAGCTAAAGATTGAGGTGCTGGACTTGGTGGTGAAATTTAAAGGAGGTTCAAAGTGATTTTAGCGGAAGAAACTGTCATCCATGCAATTCTGAAGGAATACAACGAAGCGGTCCTGGCCAACGGTTCATTTCATTCGGCTCATGAAGGAATCGCCGTTATCAAAGAAGAGTACGATGAGTTATGGGATGAGATCAAAAAGAAAGGAGAGGCACGGGATCATGGAAAGATGTTCAAAGAGGCCATTCAGATTGCGGCAATGGGGATGAGGTTTGCCGTTGATATCTGCCTAGATGAACATGGGAAGGTGATACCATGATCGAGAAGATTGAGAAATGCTGGTGTTGTGGAAATTGGTTTGATGTGAAGGTTCTCCAAGCGGTTTTCGTATCTAGCCAAGGAGGGGATATTAAAAAGCCGATCTGTGAGGGCTGTATTGAGGCGATAGAGAAGCGATCAAGGAAGCAGCAAAATAATCACAGAAGATCAAATCGAATACTATCTTGCCGTGGTCAATCGCTCACCGTAGTGCTCGCCAGCACGGTAGTAGTGATTGGAAAAGAGCATACGCAACCCCAACCCCAAGAATCCGCCGATAGCGGAGACCCTGGACCCAGCGGCGACCCGTGGGAGCCATAAAAACTGGACCTAAACCGAAGTCACTAAGAGTGACCGGTATTCCCACCTCGGTCGGGGGTAAGGAATGGGCCGGACATAGTCAATGGATGACTTGCAATTGATTGCGGATGTAGAAGCAGGATGGACAAAGCGCGCTTAACATGGATCATTTCAGGCCTCGATTTCAATACTCTCAACGAGAAGGAAGAACGTTTTGTTGAATCGGCTGAAAAGTATTTCAACAGCCATGGGGATCTTACTGAAGCTCAGGAGAACTGGTTAGAGGATATTTTTAAGGAGAAGACGAGGTAAACGGGGAGAAAGAATAATATGAAGAAAAGCAAAATCCTTTTTATGGAGACTACGCAGATTGATTCCTCACAGACCGTCGGAGAGATTCAGCAAGTATTGGGAAAATATGGGGCATCGGCAATTCTCACTGAATATAATAATGGAGAAGTTACCGCCGTATCTTTCAGGGTCAAATTCAATGCTCAAGACATCCCTTTTCGTCTTCCCTGCCGATGGGAAAAGATTTTGACCATATTGCAAGCAAGACGGAAAAGACGACCCTACAAACGAAGTATTGAAGTACAGGCTCGCCGTGTGGCATGGAGACAAGTTCTCCGATGGATTGAAGCGCAACTCGCTCTGGTAGATACCGAGATGGTTCAGATTCAAGAAGTTTTTATGCCCTATCTTCAGATGAATACGGGTCAAACACTTTATGAGAAATTGGAAGAAACCAAATTTAAAATGATTGAGCATAAATAACCATTAGGAGGGGAAGATGTTTAGAAAATGTCATGTATTTTAATATGTAAGTGTTGTAGGACTTGGAGTATATGGATTAATGAAAATCCTTCGACAGAGGAGAAGAAGTTAGTAAATAAATTAAAAATCCAGCATTTAAAAGAGTGTAGCAGACAAGGTAACCAAGGGTGAATAGGATTTCCTTTTCCGCAGATGTACCATGGGATATGTAGAGAGAGGAGAGGACTAAAAATGGACGAAATAATGATGGATAGAACCAGTTGGAAGGATTTGAAAGAGAATATAGATAAATATCTTAAAGAAAATGGATTTGTGGAAGATGAAGTAAAAATTGGTATTATAGATCTTTCTCATCCAGGTAAAGACCATGAATTTTCTATTGATGTAGAGAATGGAAATTTGTGGGTGACATAAACGATTCAGGTATTATAAATTTATCCAAGGAGCTGAAAATCATTATAGATTAAAAAGGTGGTCAATGATGGCGAAAGCCAATATAGCAGGTAGTCCATTTTGAGATATGGTAAATCCTGCCCATTGACCGCCAAATTGGGAAATTATTATGGGAGATGCAAAAAGAAGGGGAATATTTGAGGAAAGAAAAGCTGGTGCAATAGCCAAGCAGAAAGTTAAGGCCGAACGAGAAGTAATAAGAAGGGCAGAAATAGAAGCCAGCAAAACTCCAGAACAGAAGTTAAAAGAGCATCATGCAATGATGGAAATAATGACACTGTTGGGGATGGCAGGAGCATATGGGTTGCCAACCCTAAAGAGAGGAAAAAGATGATGATTAGGGTATTTCCGAGAAGGACACGATGACCAAGAAAGGCTTAACCTTAAAACCCCAGAGCCCCCTATGTTTCAACACAAAGCTAAAACACGGATACTGCGGACCGTGTATGTGGAAATGGAAGTGCGGACGAGTGGAGAGGAGAAGAAAAAATGGCATTATCAAACTCTCATAAGATCCCAGAGATCCAGAAACTTTTAAAGGAACTGAAAGAAGAAATAGACCTTGAAAGTTGTGAGAATCACAATACTCAATATGCACTGGGGATTGATCACTGTATTGAGAAGATAAGGGAGATTATTGATAGTGTATAGTATTAATTAGAAGGGAAAAAATGAAATTTGACCTAATCGACCAAGCAAAAATTGAGGCGTACAGGTTTATCGCTAAGGCAAACAATGCAGAAAAAAGAGTACGAGCCGATAAGATGGCGCTCATTACTGGATGTAAAGAAACC